TCAGCAAGTATTCTTCTATCCCAAGGCCATTGACCATGTTTCTCAATAGACAATTCATCTATTGTAACCACACCTATATCAGGTGATACTTCTTTAATGTCAAATTGATGAAGGTAGTCGAAAGATTTAAGTCTTAATATTTCTTTGAGATATGGGTCTGAATACCCATAGAAGGTGAGTAGTGCTAGTGTCAATAGACCTATGGTCCAATGTGTAAATATCTTTTTCATTATTGATTAACAGTCATTGAACAGGAAGCCGCCCCACACCAGAAAGAACCAGTATAACTCTTATTGTCTCCTGTTTGTGTGATTGACATTGAAGAACCATTACTTGTTCTACCATCAACATCTATATCAAGGGCGTTATTATCACCAACTTGAGTAAGGTCAAGGTCAGCACCATTCATATTCAACACATCAAAAACAATATCGTTATCTTCACCATCTTGTAGAATATTAAGAGACCCATTATTAGAGCCGTTAACAGTAAAGGTTATATCGTTTGCATAAGTAATATGTACAGTAAATATAAAAAATACTACTGCTAAACTAATTAGACTGTATAATAGTAATCGCATTTGCATTTCCTCCTATTTCGTAATCGTAGATTTCAGCGTCACCTTGTACTATATTTAGACTGTACCCATACTCTTGATCCAGTCTTAGTTCAAAGTAGTTTGATTCTGTTTCTCTTATAACTAACCATTCTGGTTCTTCATTGAGTGTTATGATACCTGTTGACTCATCTTTACCAAATACAACATTTGTACTTTTCTTTTTATCAAAAGCACTTTGCATTTGTTTTGCTAATGCTTCATTCAACTGTTTAAGTACATCACCTAAGAAATCTTGTTCTAAGAAATCTATATCAAGAGCTGTTGCCCAGGCACTTTCATCTTCTTCTAGATAATCTATATCTAGATCATCAAATTTTAGAAAGTCTAAATCAAGAGCATTACCGACTTGTACAAATTCTGCTCTGTCCATCTCTTCGGTTATTTCTGTTGGTCTTGCTACAATCAATAAGTTGCCAATCATATCTTCCGTTAAACCTAAGATGACAGGTTTCATAGGTGAACCAGCAAGTGTATCAACAACGGTTGCTTGAAATGCTTGATTGAGTATCACTTGGCCTGCGTCTGACTCTACTGATATTTCACCAACATAACAGTTACCTGCTGTATCACAACTTGGTAATAAAATGATTGTCGAACTACCTAACTCATCTACGGTCATAGAGAAGTCTGTACCTCTAACACCGATAGTCGCTGTAGGTGTTTTTATCTTTACATTTGTTGGGTTTGATTTTGCAATTTGACCAGAGGCATATCTAATTGTACCTAGTCCTGCTTTGAGTGATAGTTTACCTGTCTTAGTATTAGGGTCGTAAACAAATTCATCAATGATAAGTTTAGAGTGTTCGGTAACATCAACACGAGTCATATCAATAAACTCTATTGCTGTTTTACCTTTACCTGTTTTGATTATGTCGTATGAAAATACTTCTTCGTCTATTTGTGAGGTGACTTCTTCGCCGTTTGATTTTCTTTCAATGATACCACTGCCTTCGTGTAGTATTACCTCACCGATACTTGCCTTAGACTCTTGCGAGCATATGACAAGCATACCGAGTGAGGTAAATAAGATAGCAGTAAGAAGCCGCATTAGTCCCTTTGTGTGATATCAATGTCGTGTCCGTTTCCTACAGTAGTTAGATTTAACATATTATCATTAACACCAGATTGTACTATATCTACATCTGCTGTATCTCCTGTATGAGAATGAATTAATGTATGACCGATTGAGTCACCATTACCATCAATATCAATTAAGTAATTATTTGAGTCGCCATTGACTGTGAGTGTAAGTACAGCCGAGTTACCATCTATTGTAGCAGCAATAACATTTGAATCAGAACCAGACGCACCAGTTATATTAACTGTAGCAGTCGAAGCTGATGAGGTCTCACCGATATCTAAATCAATATCCTGTGAACTACCTGTCCATGTTATGTTTGCTGTAGCAGTAGCACAACTTGAGTTAGAACCTCCACTATCACAATTAAAATCAATGTTGTTTGAGTTACCAGTTATATCCCAAGTACCTGTATAGTTAGCACCATTAATATCAAAGGTGATAACATTGGCGTTACCTACTTGTTTGATATCAAAGTTAGTCGTTGCACCGATTACACTAGAAACAGTTGTAGAATTACCGATAGTGTTATTCTCTCCGTCTTGTAATATATCTAGGTCTAAACTAGCACCTGATTGTGTTATGTAAATATCATTTGCATATGCTGTAGTCATCATCATAAACATAACAATACTTAAAAATTTATTCATTTGTTTTTTCCTTTAACCGTTTATTCTATGGGGTCTTAATTTTGTTTTCCATAGACCTTTTATTTTACCTTCATCTAATATTTGTAATATACAATGTTCGATTGCTGATCTCAATGCATAATTAACTGGTTCATTCACAGCAACACCAGTTTCTAATTCTAATGCCTTCGTACCCATATCTAAAAACTTAAACACATCTCTGCCAGTTTTAAAACTTGCAATAGACTTGGTTGAAGATACGGCAATCATAACTTCACCTGTGTGTACTGATACAATTCTCATAGATACAGTCACCTGATCGACTCTATATTCTTCGTGTATACCTATACCAAAGTATCTTGCACCATCACCACCACTTTCAACATTTGCGTCATAACCTACAATCGCACCTTCAAATAAAAGACCTGCAAATAACATAGGTTTTAATACTACTTGACCCTTGTCTGATCCATCATATAATTCAGTCGTTGATCTGATTAACTGTCGTTCTTTAACAAGATGATCTAAACTTGCTCGTTCAACAACTCTAAACCAACTACCATCACCTGTTTCTTTAAGTGCCTGTATTACCCATACATCTGCACCTTGAGAAACTGCCATACTTAATTGAGAAAACTTTGTACTTGGTTTTCTTTGACCAGTTAGATCATTAAAATCATATACAGCAACTGTAATAACTTCTTGATTCAAGTGATCGTATGTTTTTAATATCTCACCTGTCGGTGTACCATATGCCTTAGGTGGTTCTTCTTTGTAAGGGAAGTCACCAGGTACAGTAGCACAAGCAGTTAACATAAACAGTATGACTAGAATAAAGTATCTCATTAAAATACAAAGTCGCCTACAGGTACAGTCATTGTACTAACTGTTCCAGTAGTGTCTGTTATTGTTAATGTTATATTACCAGTCGTAGCGTCTTTAACCCAATAGATTGTAGAACCTTCAACATCTGCTGTACCACTTGTAGCACAGGTTGTTGTTTCACTATCGCAAGAAGTACCGAACATATTATCAACTAACTGTTTTGATAAGTTAGCATATATTCTACTCTCAACATTCTTAACGAACTTAGCGATTGTAGTATTGTTCTCTGCTCGAAGTGCAGCTGAAGCAGCAGACTTCGCTTTATCTTCTTGATCTTTTTTTCTTTGATGTTGTAATTGATCCACACTTAGAACATGGGTGCCATACCCATTGCCACTAAACGCTGGATTGCCGAATTGGAAATCAAGTTCAGAAGCTTGTACATATTTTATGGTGTTATCAAATGCCCACCCACATAACCATAACAACGCCGCACCGAATAACACTATTTTGATTAGTGTTTTCATACTACTATTTATAATTGAGTTAGTCTTTGTTTTTCTTTTTCTCTAAATTTTCTTTGAGTTCGATAGCAGTTTTAACTTTTGCTTTTAATCGGATAATATCATTATCTAACATTCGAATACGATCTATGAGTGCAATCAGAACTGTATTTGCTTGACCTAGTTTAGTCTTGATTTCTTTTGTGATAAAATTGTAAATGAAATAGATAAAGTATGCCATTGCCACAGCAGCAAACATAGGAAATCCATAGTCTTGTAATACACTAACTAGATCCATTAATCTCTCCTAGCATCTTTCTTACCATCAGCACGAGCAATTCTTTCTTCGTCTGGTGGTATTTCAAGTGTATGTGAAACCAATACATCAAGTTTAATAATATCATTATTCATATTTTTAACTCTATTATCTAATTGTGTAATAATAGAGTGCATGGTTTGTACTTGACCGATAACAGAACCTAGAATATATCTAAGAATGATATAAATGAATATACCCATAGCAAATGAACCTGCAACAGGTAAACCAAACTCTGCTAATATAATAAAGAACTGTTCCATAATAACTATTTATAACATAAAAAAGGGGTCACTAAGGACCCCTAATTTAAGTTGATATCTCAATACTTAGAATACTATTTTAGTACCTATAGCATAGTTATTCTGATCTTTTGCACCAGCAGTATCATTCTGTTCTAACTGATATTCAGCATAAACAGAAAGAGCACCAGTAATTGGATGATCTATTCCAGCAGTTATGAAAGAATCGCCATCTACGATTTCACCGTATCCTGCGTTAATGCTACCGATTGAGGCAACAACTTCATAACCTTTAGTTTCTGTACCAGCATTATCTTTAACAGAATATGCACCAGTAACAGATATTTCAGCTAGATCGATTGATCCAGACGCTGCCATATAACTAATGTCTGTATTGTTATCTTTTGAATAACCTACAGAAACACCACTTAATGTAGCAGATATTTCATATTTATCAATGTCTTTTGTGTTGTCTGCCCCATCCATTTGAATAAGAGTAGAAACACTAGCAAGTCCAACGCCATTAGATATAATCAAAGTATTAGATAATCTACTACCTTGGTTTTGATCTGCGTTAGAACCATATACATTGAAAACATCTGTAGCGCCAGTGACAGCAGTAAATACTGAGTCTTGACGACCTACACTAAATTTACCAAGATCACCACCGTCAACTCCTAAGTATGCAAGTCTAGATGTAAATGTATCTGATCCAGAGTCGTCAACATTAACGCCAACTTCTAGTTTACCAAAAGCATTTATATCAGCAGCTTCTTCAATTGTTAATCCAATTCTTGAAGCATTATTGCCAGACTTCCATACACCGTTGCCCGATGTATCTTCGTTGTAGTAAGCCATGTAGTTTAACTTACCATAAATTTTAGCGTTTACATCTGGTAGTGTTACCGTTGTTTCGGCATACGATACACAGATCATCGCTGTCGCAAGAGCAATTGCTCCCACGATTAGTTTAATAGAACTCATAATGTTCTCCTTAATTTAAGTTTGATATCTCATTGTTTCATAAAAACAATGCTATTATTTATAAAAACGAATCACTTGATTCGAAAAAAAGGGGTTGAGCGAAACCCAACCCCTTAATGTACAGAACAGGTGGAGAGATTAAGCGTCCTCTTCTGCCAGTTTACTGAAGTAATCAAGTGTATCATCACTTGTATCATCAACTGGAGAGGATGTTGTATCTACTGTTTCTTGTACAACTGGTTCTACTGATTGTGTTACGGGTGGGATTGCAACATCTTCGGCAGTTCCAGTACTTCTTGTACCCAATAAAACTTTATCTAGTTTCGCTTTTAGCTCATCATATGACTTAAAGTTTTCTGGTGCAAGAAATGGTTTCAAGGGATATTGTTTATCCCATATAGTTTCGATTGCTTCGTCATTGTCTGCAATAGCAGAAGCGCCATCGAATTCAGATTTATCATAATTCCAATAACCATCAACTTTTCTGATTTTCAGTTTGAAGTTTGCACCTTCCCAGAAATCAAATGGGTTGATTGGACTTTCATCTTCAAATTCAGGTTTCATCGCTTCAGTAATCTTATCAAAGATTTTCTTACCGAACTTAAATAGTTTGATTTGACCTTCGTTTTCAGGATGTTTTGGATCACTAATGATTTGAATATTAGCGATGTATGATAGTTTTCTTTTTCTCTTACGAGCAATTTCTTTATCTGCCTCTACACCAGAATTCCATAGTAAACTATTTGCTTCACTAATAGGACATTTCTTGTTTAGAGTAGTAAGACTGTTCTCGATTAACCAGCCGCCAGGACCTTGAAAGGCATGAGACCATAATCTCGCCCATGGTAAATCTTCATCTTTAACTGCAGGTAGAAATCTAAAGACTGCATAACCATTACCAGTTTTATCTAGTTCAGGTTTCCAGAATCGATCATCTGCATAAGAGTTCTTTTGTTTTGTGGGTTCGGCAACTTTTGATAGTTCGCCAATGAGTGTGTCTAGATTAGACTTTGACCTTTTGAGGGCCGCTATACTTGTATTCATATTATATCTCCTTGTATGATTGTATTTGTATATGTTTTGTGCTGTATAAATCGCACATAGTTATTTATAACGATAGTAATAGTATTATTATAACAT